TTGATATTGACTGGCATTCCCATAAATACACCCAGCAAATCATCACGATCAGCGTTGTCGATTTCAGGGTTAGTTATTGGAAAGGTTATGGATTGAAATGATGGTCTTGGATAAGCTCTTTGGGCAATATAGCGATCAGCAATTGCTTGGGCATCGACAGCTCCATGAATCCTAGAATTGATCGTTTCGGCTTTGTAGCCATATAGGGCAATTGAAGCGGCATCACTAGCTGTTTTTTGTGATCCATAATTGTTGCCATAATTGATATAAATATCATTGCGAACATCTGCTGATCTCATAATTGTAGATAAGCCAGCGCCTAACGCATGGCGAGCATCTAGTTCAACATAACCATTTATTAAAAGATAATTTTGCCTATGGTCTGCATCTGCATAACCTATGTTTCCGGCATTGTCCTCATAAATATAACCAAAAGCTGAGGTAGCAATATCTGAAACAATGTTGTAAATCGTGTCGGTTGTAGTTGGTTGGTGTTGCATTGTGTAAAGTCCAGGTTGATCTATTTCGCCTAATCCTAAATTAACTGCATTTGCCCAAGTTTCTGTTGCATTATAAGTTGCCCATTGTGTAGCTGCTGGCACATCATTCCAAGTTCCAAGTAATACGCTTGATAAAATGTCATGGATTTGGTTGCCATCCTCGTCTTGCGGAATGTTGTCATCCCAAATTTCTTTGGTTAATTTAGCAAGTGAACCCATCGCCAATAATGTGTATTCAACAACTGTGGCTGCTGCACCTGTTTGTAAAACTCCAACTGTAACATCCGTTAAATCTCCACCAAATAATGAAACATAAGATCCGGTTGAGTCTTTAACTTGCAAATCAAAAGAGTCGTTAATGTCAAATGGAAGTGTTTGGTTATTTAATGCAACCAGCGTAACTTGCATATAAGAAGGAAGTGCCTGTTGGTAGATGTCTGATCGACCTGCTTGGTGTTGGACATCTGAAATGGTTATATCAGTATAATCAACTCCACCGACAGTTAGTTTCCAGTCTGGTGTAAATGCTGACACTATCTATCCCTTAGAGCAGTTACCGACCTAGCTGCTTGGCTGTTTAGGGTCGTTGCAATATCCCTTGCAGTTCGCTCAGGATCTATTGCACCTGTTACATAAATGTTTGTTGTATTGCCACCTGCTTGACCAAATGGAGTGCCACCTAAAACGACTGGCTCGGCTGTTAATCTGCTTGCTTGCTTTTCTAATACAGCAAACTCAGCTGTTAGTTTGTCAAATTGCTGTGCTGCTGCTTTTTGGCTTATTCCGTTGGTTGCTACTTGGAATGTTAAATCTGTAAAAGCATCGTTAATAGTTTCTAATCTTTTAACTAAATCTAGAGCACTCTTAGCGCCTATTACTCCAGTTGCTCCTGATGGACCAGTTGCACCGGTAGAACTTGTTGCTCCAACAGGACCAAATCCACCAGCTGCAACTGCACCAGCAACCGCACCTGCTACGCCTTGACCCAAACTGCTTAATTGACTAAATCCTGTGCCAGTTGCTCCGGCTGTGCCACCACCACTACTACCAAACCCGCCAACCTCTGGGATACTAACTCCCGGAATTCTATTTACTCCTCTAATAATAAAGTTAATTGAATCGATGGCTTTATTGACTATGCCACTAATTACACCTAATACATTTGAGATTACATTAATAACGACTGCTGCAATATCACCAACAACATTTAATGCTGCTCCAATAGTAGTACCAATAATAGGAGCAAGAGATTTAACTACGTTAAAGAATGATTGAAATTCATCTATGTTTTCTCGGATAGCACCTTTAATATCATTAAACGCATTTATCGCACCATCTATAATTGGCAATAAGAATAATTTAACTCCATCAATAAATTCAAACACGCCTTCACCTAAGCCACCTGCTTTACTACTAAAAGCATCGGCTACGCGTTGAATAACTGGCAATACATTGTTAGTAAAAATTTGAGTTAATTTTAATACGATAGGAAGTAATGCTTCACCTATCTCTGTACGGATATTTGCTAATTGAGCATTAAGAATTCTTTGTGAGTTAGCCAAGCCATCGGATGTTCGTTGGAAATCGCCTTGAGCAGCAGATGTTTGTTGATAAATTAACTCTTGAGCTGCTAGGACTTTTTGCTGTGGTGTTAGGGCTTCCTTTGTAGTTCGGATTATGCCCAAAGAGAGCGCAGCTTGTCTTAGGCTGGCATCATCTAATAAGACACCATATCTACGCAACGGCTCGGTTTCGCCTCTTAAAGCGGCTCCTATGGCCTGTATTGCATCCTCTGGGGATGTGTTATTAAAAGATGCTAGATCAGATGCTAATGTGGTGAAATCAGTTGAAAACTTAACCAGATCATCTCCGGCTAAACCAGCAGATTTTCCAAAGATAGCAAATGTAGAAGCAGCATCTAAAGCCTGTTGTTTAGTTTGACCAAGTGATTGAGCTGCCTGTTCGGCAAATGCTTCGATCTTTGCTGAACTATCGCCAAATAAAACACCAACTTTTGAAACGGACTCTGATAAATCAGATGCAGCTTTGACTCCATCAACTGCGATCTTGATTGCAAATGCACCAACGGCAGCAGTCGCAGCAGCTAAAGCAAGTCCGGCTTTCTTGCCAAACTCTCCTAACTTATCGCCAAAACTCTGAGTCTTTTTTTCTCCATCATTCATTCCTGCAATGAAGTTTTTGGTTTCCGCTAGGATCTCAAGTTTTAAGGTACGAAAATCTTTAGCCATTAGTTACCCCAAACCTTGACAACATCATTCATTTCATTAGTCCAACGCTCTGTTAGTTCAGGCTGAATGTCGCGAAGTGTCGGATAGATAAACCAACCTCTTGACCCGCCTCCATAGCGACCTGACCAGTTTGGAAACTGCTTAAATCTAGTTGATCCAAATTCAAGTCCTCGCCATAACATTTGAGTTGTTGCTCCACCACTAAAACGCTGACCTGCAAATCCGTACGATAAACGACCAGTCTTTGATGTCTTTGATATTGTGGCACCATCCACAACTCTTTTAGTGGCTGTTCCTGCTTTTTTGCGTCTAGCGCCCGCCGCAGCAATTTCATTCTTTGCGAAAGTAGCCAAATCATAAGAAACAATTTTAGCCTTCTCGGTTGCATCTTCGCCCATGAGAGTAAAAGCTTTGGCAAGTTGGCGCAGCTCTTTTTTGGAGAATGCACTAAGTTCAACTTCGGCCATTCCTTTTCTCCAATATCTCTAAAGCTGTCAATATGTCGTCTGCGTCAGTCCATTCGCTCATTGGTATTTGAGTGGCGATTGCCAACTCAACCAATAATCTACTTACGCTTCCTGCTGTGTGGCTTTTGGGGAAACATCACCGACTATTACATCTGTAACTGTTTCACTCCGGGCATCAAATGCTTTGACTGGTTTACCAGCTGCTTCGCGTTTGTGTGCATGGTAAGCAAGAAACATAAGATCACTTATGCCCATTTTTTCCTGAGCCTGTGCGATTGTATGTCCGGTCTGCTTTTCCCATTTTTGCCACTCAGGCGGTTGGGCTACATAAGTTGCTTGCTCGCCTGAGTTGTATTCAATTGTGATTGGTAGTTTCATTAGTTGCTCCCGTTTCTATTTTTTAACTAAATGACTCTGCTGGCACTCCAATAACTTGGAATGTTAAAGATACAGTCTGTGCATCATTTCCTGCACCACCGGCTGATGGCCATGATGGTAGCACTTGGAATGTAAATTGTGCGCCGGATGCAGCTGTAAATACTGTGCTGATTCCTGTGTTTGGTGCTGACTCTGTTACGCCCCATAGAATCTCACATAGAGATCCTGCTGCGCCCCAGTCTGCCAACATTTCAACAGCGAGTGTGAAATCGTTATCGATAACTTTGTAGGCTTTGCCATCTAAAGTTTCGTATGTTTGGCGATTTGTTTCGCCAGTTAGAATTGCGCTTGTTGCTTGAGCATCGAAAGTGTTACCACCGATAGTGAAGGTAACATCTCTGCCCGTAATTACTGTGGTAGGCACTTGAACTCCTTAGATTGTTTGTGTGTAGTAGGTTGAAACATTGATGTCAGAGATCAACATTGTTGATGCTCCAACATTTTGGACTGTTGGTCTTTCGACCTCTCCGACAATATATCCATTTGGAATTACTGTCAGAATGCTCATTATTAGTTGCTCGATATTATCGAGTGATGCAGGATTGCTGTTATATGCAACAACAGCAGAAATAGTTAAATTAATCTTTACTCTTACTTGACTTTTACCAATTGTTTCAATTTCAAGATATGGAGAATCTGGGATTAAAACCACGCATGGAGGCATAGGACTCTCTGGAACATGATTGTAAACATTTGCTGAAACGCTTGCTAAAGCTGTGGCAAGTGGTTGTCTAACTGTTGCAAGAATTGTTGAAACTGGCATTATTGAGCCATGCTTTCGGTATCAATATAAGAACCGAGTAAGCCAACGCATTTC